GGGACAACATTTTTTAAACCTTGAAACTGTGGGACTTTTGTAAGTATAGAATATTTGTAAAACCAATATAAAAGAAATAAAAATGACAGCAATTATTTTACTTACAGCACTTATTTTTATGTGCGTTACACTTTCACAAGCAGAATTTTCTCCAAAATTTCAAATAGAAATAAAAGGTATGCTAACACTTGCTACTTTCATCATGTCTTGTGTACTTATATTTCTACTTCTGTTCTAAAAAAATATTACCACTTAGTAACTTACCACTTAGTAATACAAATATTTAAAATTTCTTATGATAAAGAAAATAAAAAATATAGCTATAAAACTCAGAGATAGCATTTCTTCTGATTTTCCCTATGAATATGTTATTCTAATCTTAATTCTTGGTCTTCTACTTGCAGGATATATCTTCCTGTTAGTTTTTCTGTAAAATTTAAAAATATGATCCAAATACTCTATTTACATGTGTCACTTATCCTACTTGTTCTCATAATAAAACTTCTTGATATTATAGGAGAAATTAGAAGATGGAGTTTAATTACAAAGATGATTATTTTTATTATCATCACTATCTTCTACTTCTCTATGATACTCTATGTCTTTGTAAGTAATGCATAAACAGAACTATGGAAATTTTATCAGTCTTTATAATATAAAATTTATATGAAAATAAACAAGGTTTTAAAGATAAAGGAAATACTTGATGAGAATAATTTTATTCTGATCTACTTAAAAGATGATGATATAACTATTTGTGTAGATAATCAAGGATTTTCCTTTACAGATAAAAATCTCATAATTGATGGAGAACTTACAAAAAATAAGAAAGTATCTTGCCATGTAGGTATAGAGAAAATTAAGCCGTATAATTTTGAACCTACCCAACTTGAAGATAATCCAAATCTTGTAGAAAAGATTTATAAAGCATATTACTTATAGAATAATGGAAAGAATAAAAATATCTCAAATAATCATCAAAGGATTTGAAAATATTTCACTTGGATCTGAACTTAAAAGGCTTTCAGATAAGCACTCACTTGGATATTCGGAAACTGATATATCAGAAATTCTTGACTTTAAAGCAGAAGTGGACACGGAAAAACTTTCTACTTTACTTAAATTCTTAACTTCTGATCATACTGATTCGGCTATTGAAGTTATGACCATGAATCTTTCGAGTTTTGAAAAATTAAATTACTTTTTCCTTAATGGAAAATGTCACATCTTACATTATTAAAAATAAAAATATGGACAATGTAAAAATTATAAATATCAGCACCATAGATTTTGAGAATTTTCCAATGAAGTCTGAACTTAAAAGAATTTCGGATAAGCATGATATTGGACTAAATGAAATCCAAATAGTAGAAATCTTGTCTTGTAGAGCAGAAACAGATATGGAGAAACTTTCTGAACTTTTTAGACATTTAACTATCGAATATGTAGATTCTGCAATTTCGGTTACGGTACTTAATCTGTTTAATCATGAGAGGTACAGTTATTGTTTTCTTAATGGAAAATGTCATATCTTACAATATTAGAACAAATGGAAACTTTTATAATAGAATCTGTAAATTTTTATCCATATTTTTATTTGGATATAAAGAAAGAACTTGCTTTACTTATAGATAGTACAGATATTTCACTTACTGAGAAAGATATAGAAGAAATAATCTTTCTTAAACATGAAACAGACAAAATAGAAGAAGTAGAGAAACTTTTTAAACTCTATTCTCTTATGAATAAAGATAAAACTTTCTTTATTATTACACTTTCCAGAGATACTTTCCAGAGATATAAAACTTACTTTTCATCTGGAAAAACTCAGAAAGAGATAGGACAAGTATATTTTGAAGATTTTGATAAAGATAAACTTATATAAGTATGGAAGATAAAATTACAATTTTAAATATTGATATCTCAGATAAGAAAGATAAAGATATACTTAGAGAATCTCTTAATTTTTTATCAACTATATGTAGAATAAAACTTTCAGATAATCAAATAGAAGAACTTCTTACAGGCAAACTTATAATACCATTTTCTGATTTCATTTTATTTTTTAAAGTGTATACAGCCTGGTACAGTACATCAATTGTAAAACTTTGGATAATGCAGGGAGGACATGAATATCTATACATTTTTAAAAATAAAGAATACCAAATAACACCTTAAAAATGAATTATCAAGTAATAAACTTTGAATATAAATCTGGATTTACAGATATAAAGAATAAACTTAAAACTATAATTCTCGAATGTGGTTTTAAATTTCCTATTCAAGATCTTAACCATTTACTTAAAGGTAAAGAATGGGGATATAGATTTGATGATCCAGAAGAAATACTTGTACTTTTACTCCAATATTCTTACAGGAATGAACAGGAAACACTTATCTATGATTATTTCAACTATGATACTTGGAAGAAACATAGAGTAATTATTAAGCATGGAAGAGTTATAGATACTCAGATCCGAAAATCACACGAATTTTTTGATAATCCAAATGATAATAATATAATGAAAAATACAGAAAGTCTTCTTTATAAAATTAAAGAAAGCATACAAAAAGGCTATTCTGTGTTCTTTCCACTTACAGAAAGCATTACAGGATTTCTAAATGTAGAGAAAGGACTTGTTATAAGAAGTACAGGGATTTATGAATTTGTAGGAGACAAAGTAATTACAGAGAACTCAGTAGGTCTTAAAAACATTCAATATTACAAGAATGATAATTGGGAACTTACTGAAAAATCCGATATCTTCCTTTCTCCTTTTATACCAATGAGTGATGTAGGAAATAGAAAAATCCTTTCATCTTCTGAACTTACTATCCTTAGTAATATAATGAGAGATTTGCACCCTGGATTTTTACTTGGTGCACTAAGTGATTCAAAAATAAAAGAAAAGATACTTATTGAACTTAACCTGTATAAAAACAAGATACCTGATGATGTTTCTATAATCTTTCATTTAGAAAATTGGGATATTTGTGTTATTATAACAAATGGGGGATATTTTTATAAATATGGAAATATTACTCTTGGTAGTCATACTTACTTTGGTAGTCAAGAACCCAGAGAGGGCTATTCTCTTACTTCAAAACATGGAGTTTATTCTCCATCTGATATAAGACTTGATACAAGAAACCATCCAATTATTACAATAAGCACCACAGATACAGTTACAAAACTTGAACCACTCTTTTCAGATATCTTACTTGCACATAATATTCATTATATCCTTTCTTCTATCGATCCCTCAGATTTTGAGAAGATAGACAAGGCAAAAGTTGAAAAAAACAAAATTGAGTATGAACTCAGAAGCATTGACAGAGATATCGAATCTTTAAAGAAGAAAAGAGCAGAACTTGAAAAGAATATTAGTAATAGACTTGAAAAACTTTTTGAAAATGATAAAAATTAGTACAGATCTCGTAAATAAAAACATTCTTAAAAAGATTCCACAAGGTTTCTTTATTGTAGTTACTTTTAATGAAGATAGTAATGTCTACGCAGGTAATGGTGTAGTAATATCCAGAAATGGAATCTTTAAACTTGGAGTACCAGATTTTACAGTTATCAAAGATGGTGTTCCCTCTATCTATGTTTCTCAATTTGGAAATTGGCATGGTACAGGTGGTTCAAAAATTGACAGTGGCAAATTCTTCCTTTTTGGATTTATAAAGAAAGAATTTATGGGAGAAAGAATAGAAGTTACAGAGGCACTCTATAAATATCTAAGTGATAAACTCCAGGATATGACTTTCCCACTTCTTCATGAATATATCTCAACAAATACCATAAAGTATGATATGCTTAGATTCATAGAAGATTTTAGGAAAGAAATTCCAGAGGGTATCCAAATTCTTTTCCATCTTTACAATTATATGGATACAGGACTAAATGTTATCTTAAATAAAAATGACATACTTTATTCAAAGATGAACATTATACTTTCTGAAAAATTTTACCACACAAAAACTGGAATCCAAGTAGATGATTCTATAAACTTTGGAAGAATTTATACTGATGGTGGTAAACATATAATTACAAAAACAGATCCTGTTGTATGGGTAGGTATACCAAGAGGAAACAATCTTCTTAGATACTTAGGCTTTGATATTATTCTTCTTTCAAAAATATATTACTACCTTATTCATCTGGATATAGATGAAATTAAGCAAGGTATTGTAAAACATATTGATATTCTTACTGTAAGAAAACATTTGCAAAATATACCAGATGATCTTAAATATCTTTATAAATCCGAAATGGACAGTCAAATTCGGCATCTTGAAAAGATTATAAAAGATAAGAAATCAGAGATAAGTAATTATCTGACAGATGATAATGACATATTGGCAGATATGTGACAGTTTTGTCATTACCCAAAATGACAAAATGACAGACCTGTGACAATTTTGTCAATACTTAGGCTGTCACTTTGTCATTTTTATATGTCTCTGATGCCCATTCTTTTGGACTGGCACGGCATTTGCATTTTATTTTGTATAACCAATTAAAATAAAATAAAATGTCAACATTTTACAACACACAACACATTACAGATCTTGAAAAACCAGTATGTTCACTTGTTCCAAAAGGATATTCAGTTATTCTTCCTTTAAATGATAATGATAGCCTATATGCAGGATCTCCCAGTATCATTATTAGAAGTACAGGGATCTATACTCTTAATGCTACAAATTTTCCATATGTAGATGAAAATGGAACTTTGTCATCTGTTAATAAAGTTGCAGGAGTATGGATCGACAGTACTACACATACTTATATAAAGAAGTATCAGATTTTTGTTTCTCCTTTACTTTCTATGGACTCTGTGGGAGATAGATTAACACTTCCTATTGAAATTCTTTCATCTCTTATTTGGTCTATAAAACAGATTAAATTTCCTTTCCTTTATAAAGTACTTAATAAGATATGGGCATCTGAGCAAATAGAAAGTCAACTTGACTCTTACACAAAATCTTTACCTGAGGATGTGTCTCTTATTTTTAAATCAGAAGATTTTTATGAGACTACCGTAGTTGTAAAAAGCACAGGATTCTTCTTTACAGATGAAGTTGTTACTATCACAGAAGATAACTCTTTTCAATCAAACATAGGACTGGATCTTACAGAAAGAAATACAAATATTGTTACAAAGAAAGGAGATTTTGTAAGTACAGAAGATAGACCAATAATCACTAAGGATAAAATAGAAAGATGTGAGTCACTTGAAGATATCTTAAAATTCGATCTTTCACTTAGTCTTTTCCTTTACACTTATCTTTCTCATTTTTCTATAAATGAAATAGAAAGACTTCTCGAGGATAATATTTTAAAATAACTTTTTTGTTCATAACTGGTGCACTTCTAAATCTTTTACAAAGGAGGTGCACCTTTTTAAAAATCTTTACTTTTTAACAATTTAAAAATCAATCAAAAATGACACTTAGACAACTTTTACAACTTAAAAAACTCTTAAATATTTTAGTTCCAGTTATTGGTATACTTGTTTTTGTATTATTCCTTAGAAATCTTTTTATTCCTACACTTAGAACAACTCTCGAATTTCTTGGAAGTACACTTATTCTTCTTCTCAGTGCCTATGTTCTTAAAGAAATAGAAGATAAACTTAAAAAATAAAGATATTAACTTTAAAATTTAATTATAAAATGAGAGTATCAGACTACACGGAAGAGAATCTTTTATCTTTAAAAGAAGATTCCCAAAGTTCATCTACAAAAATTACAAGTTTTGTTCCTTTTGGGTACAGTGTAATTGTTCCAACTGTAATAAATCCTATAAATCAAAGACCTTATCCCTATGGATTTGTTATAAGAAGAGATGGTGTTTATAGATTAAATTCAGATTCTGTCTATGCTTACAATAGAACTGGCATAGAACCTCAAACTTTTACCCTTACAGGAGATGAATGGACATCAGATGACTCAGAAAATTATAAAGTATCTGAGCATGAATGCCTCTTTACTCCTGTACTTCCAAGAGAACATCTTGGAGAAAGAGAATATCTCCCAAATACTGTGATTGATGCTATTTATACAGAAATAATAAAACTTGGATATTTTCCTAAACTTTATTCTCTGATTTATGCTTCTGACCAAGTTACAGAAAGATATAAGGAAGTAATGCTTACCGATCTTAAAAACTTTAAAGAAATGATCCCTTATGGAATTGTTCTTCTTTTTAGAATGAAAGATCCTTATAATCTTATTTTTATTCTTTCAAAAGAATCTATGTCATATACAACAGATTCTATAAAAATAAAAGACTTTGCTCTTGGAGAAAGAGAATCAAAGGTTCTTTCCTCTACGCCTTACATCTGGTACAAAGATTCTATTATTTCCACAGACACTTTACCCTGTATAGTTCCAACAACTCTTTCGGATAAAGATAAGAATAATGATTTTGAAAGAATCTTAAAGAATGATATCTTCCTTTTATATGAACTACATTTTTCTTTGTCAAGATTTAAAGAAGTTCCAGGTCTCATAGATATGCTTTCTGAACTCTCTATTCCACTTCTTAAAGAACTTTCTGAGGATCTTTCAAATATAGATGAAATTCTTTCAAGTGTACTATCTTGTGAGCATAACAAGAGAATAGACCAGGAAATTTCTGCACTTGAAAAAGAAATAGAGGAGAAAAGAAGTGAGTATATACAAAAACCTATTAAGTAATGTGCGTAATTGTAGCAAAATATCTTTCAAGTACAGGTTGGGTGCTTATGAAGAATAGAGATAGAAATTATAGACCAACCATCACTATGAAAAGTGAAAATAGAGAAAAAGATGACCTTTCTCTTCTTTATATGTATGACCTAAATTCTAAGTATGGAGAGGGTATCAATTCAAGTAATATTGGTATTATTTCCAGTGCTACCTTTGTATCAAGAGATGAACTTGAAGGACAAACTGGAAATTATGGAAAGAAAGTAGAATATGCCCCAGATGGTGTAGCAATTAGAGGTGCACTTAGAACACCTGGAACTATCAAAGACTGTATAAGTACCTTACTTGAAAAGGGAATGATAGGAAATACACTTCTTTCTAATGGAGATGATTGCTACCTTGTAGAATCTTACATTTCAGATGCAGGAGAATATAAAGTAGAAGTTAGACAACTTCCTAATGTAGTAGGTAGTGCAGTTGTAAGAAGTAATCATGGTGTACTACTTGAAGATGCTGGATATAGAAGAGAAGACGATGAATTTAAGAGAAAGAGTACAGAACTTAGGAAAGAAATGGTAGAGGCAAAAATAGGTAGTGCAAATTCCATCACTGAAATCATAGATATTCTTTCTGTATATAATGAAAATCCAGAACCACAGTTCAATCCTCTTAGGTGGGACAGTAGAGAAAATGCAATGCGTACAACTGGACAACTTCTTGTAATTCCTAAGCAGAAGAAACTTCTTTACCGTAGCATCTTTGATAGAATAGAAGATAAAGTGAGTACACTTGATACTGGACTATCATATGAATGGCTTGAACCATTCTCTGTAGAACTGAGTGAAAGAGGTTCTCTTAATGAAAGTTTAAAAGAAGAGATAAAAACAGATGGTCTTTATACTTTTTCGGACAGTAGAGATAAAGTAAGATATTTCTTTGAAAGTACAGGAGTACTCCATTATGTAGCAAAAGTAGACGAAAATCTAAATATAAAACATATTAGAAAGGCTACACTGAAAGATCTTTCAGATATAAAAGGTAATCCTGCTCTTTCTTTTATAAATAAAATTAAATAAAAATGGAAGAAAAAGATAAACTTTTTGAAATTAAAATGATTTATCCAAAAGGATCAAGACTCGATGAAGTTTTGGAACAAAAACCTTTAAAGGTAAAGGTAAATAATAATATAAATGAAGTTAAGGATTTTCAGATAAAAATAAAAGATAAGAAATTTGAAAACCCAAGTGAAATTAAAATCCATAAGGATCCCACTGTAAACAGTATACTTATGGACTGGGTAAATAAAAATAAAAAGAAATAAAAGAAAGGTATCTCTTTTAAATTTTAGAAGATTTTTGGATATTTTAAGCCCAAGTAAAATAAGAGAACCAAAAGAAGATATATCTTTTTAAATTATAAAAATAATTAAAATTTTAAATATTATGTATAAAATAAACGAATCAAGACTTGTTAAGGATTCAGTTCTTAATGGTGGTAAACCAAATGTAAAAGTATATGCTAGAGAAGACAGATATAGATTTGCTGGTGCAAATGAAGTAGAAATTTATGTAAACAATGGTACTGCATTTAAATTTGACTGTAATGAAGCTGAACAGGCTAACTTAAGTCTTCTTGAACTAGTTGGAGTCGAAGATAAATTCAAAGAGCAAGTAATGAATGCTGTAACAACTGCCATTGAAAACTGTATCAAAGATGCTGTAAAATCTTTTGATGTGAAGAAAGCAATTTCTGTTATGGTAGACAATGTTATGAAAGTAGAAAAAGAAGAAAAAATATCAAAAGAAGATACTATTGCTTATGTTAGAGAAACTCTACCTAAGAAAATATTCTCCATCTATGCAAGAGAGTTCGAAGATGAACTAAGAAAGAGAGGATATGGAGATGTAATTGGCGATAGACTTTTATAAGAAAATATAAAATCTAATCTCTCATAATGTAAATTTTAAAGTTAGAGTTTTTGCCTACCTAAATTCACAGGTAGGCAAATTCTTATTTAAAAGTATTAAATAAAATAATCAAAACCCCCAAATCTTATGAATGGTAAAGAAAAATTTTTAAAGAAATATGGACATCTTCTTTCGGAGGCTAAGTTCATACCAAATTTTAGAAAAATGTATAGTGGTCTAGACATAAAACCTGAAATTACAGGTTTTGTAGCAAATGTCCACTTAAAAACAGAATCTCCACTTGCTGTAAATCTTTCAAATGAAGAAGTAGCATGTGTTTATATGCTTAAAGAAGTAGATTCTCATCAACTTGAAACTCTTTTGTCTGTACATATTACAAAAGCGGTAGAAACAGCATACTCTGAAATTAAAGATTTTATTTCTATACCTATGCATGTAGCACAACTTATTACAAAGGTAGAACTTGAAACAGGAAGTGATAAAGAGAAAATCCTTAAATGGAGAGACCAGATGGTAGTTGGTGGAGTCTATAAGCCACTTCAAAAAGAAATAGATTATCAACTTAAAGCCTACAAATATCTCGATTAAAAATAAAAGAGCCTACCAAATAAAATGGTAGGCTCTTCTCTAAAAAATAAGATTCGTGAGAATTGGTTTATTTTTCTTAACTCAGTAATACTCCCTTTTTTATAAATTCTCTTTTATAAATATCTCCATAGTAAGAATCTACAAAAGGTCTAGCAATTTCTACCATATCTGAGTATTTGTTTTGATCAATTAGAAAATTTACATGATTTTTAATTACTTTATCTGCTTGGAACATACTTCCAATATTTTGAATATATTCTTGAATAAAGTTTTTAAGTTGTTTGTTTATTTGTTCAACTACAGTAGCTGAAAGTTTTCTATTTCTAAGAAGTAAGAAGAAACTTGCTTTTTCTCTTGGACTTAGCTGATAATCTGAATTGAATCCACCAACCAAACCAAAAGTATAAGTACCATCATGTTTATTTTTTACAAAAACTAAACCATGATCTGTTTTAACTTCTTTATCAAATCTGGCTTCATTTGTATACCTAACTCTTATACTTTCATATAAATATCCAAGATTTTTAAGTTCAGCCATAATATCATCTTTGTAATATGCCAAATCTGAAAGTTCAAGCATATCAACAAAGTTTTTCATATAAACTTCGTCTTTTTTCCATGTATCATACATGTCTTTTACATAGTCTTTCAAGATAGATTTCATATCTACACCTGGTAAATTTGGTATTGATGTAAGTACATCATAAAGTACCTGTTGTATTTTTTCTACAAGATCAAGTTCAAAATGTATACCAGAGTAATCAAGAAGATCAGCATCTGCTCTTTCTTTTTCATCTGCTTTGTAAATGAATGTACCATATCCATCAAGAGTTATACTAATAGTATCTTCTCCTTTTGGAACATACATGTTGATATGTGGTCTATATCTTGATCTAACATATCTTGTTTGTGTATCTTTAGCAGACTCATTTAAAACTATTCCTCTTTTTTCAACTTCTGCTCTTATTTCATCTTTGTAAGCATAAAGTAAATCAGTACTGTTTGTTTCAAGTCCACTTAGCATATCATGGAAGAATCTATCTAGACTACCACCTACTCTTCTACTTCCTTTAATAACAAAGTCCACATATTCTTTAACAAGTTTACTTCCATTATTTCTTATGCAGATATCTTTAAAGTAAGTATAAACATAGTTATAAATGTATTTATGTAATGTTTTTGCAAAAGCATTTTTATCTGCTTTAAGTAAAACAGCCTCTTCTTCTGCAGATGCTCGAACACTATAATCTACAAGATCTCCAATTTTTACTCCAAATTCTCCACTTCTATTTTTATAAGTAAGTGTTATATCATATCCACCATATTCATCTTTACCACTTTCCTCATTTAATCTATTTTTTATAATCTTGTCTCCATATTTTTCCAAGAATTTAGACTTTTTATCTTGTCTTCCAGCTCTTTCATTCATCTCTACAAAATCCGAGATAGTTTCACTTATTAAACCAGGAATAGCATTTAAGAACATTCTCTTATATTCTGGATTCATTGCTGTATACATGTGTATTTTAGCATGTTCTTCTGCGTTAAAATCTTTGATTTGTATATAATTTTTATTTGTACTACCAAAGTACACCATTACACCACTATATCCTTTATCATGTAGCATATAAATTTTGTCTGGATCTACACGAACACCTCCTGTAATATTTGCTTCATTTACCATATCACTTTCAAGTATTTCTTTAAGTTGTTTTTCTATATCTTCTGAGTATGGAGCAAGTATACCAGACTTTATATCTCTAAGTACTTTCTCCCTTTCTCTTTCATCTGATTTAATTTTTGGATTTTCTTTAAGTAGGTTTTCTATGTGATTCTTTGTCAGTTCTCTAATGCTGTACTTATCAATAGCATCATAGAGAGCATTTTGCATTTCTATGGCTATTCTACCACGAGTATTATAAGAAAGAATTTCTGGATCTTTCTCATTTATCAAGGTAACAAGTGCCTGTATCTTGGGATTTGAATCTATAAGAATATCTCCATCCATAGTAATAGAGATATCCCTGCCTTTCGGTGTATATTTAAAATTATTCATAATAAAATTTTACTTTGATATTATGTACTCTTTTCTCTAAGGCTTTTCCTTTTTAAGTACAAATTTTGAAACTCCTGTAAAATAGATTTTCTCAAATCCTTCACTTCTCATTATTTCACTTTCTGAAAGATTTTTATCAAATCCTTGTTTTACAAGTTTACTCTTTTGAGTCTGATATCTGGGTAAGTATTCTAAATTTCTTATCCAACCATAAGGTATAGAAACATTTTCAAAGTTCATTCCCAGACTTTCATAGGTATCTCCTGTGAACTTATCCATATTATTATAACTTATAATAGTCTCAAAGTCCACAAATGAAAGAAGATGCTTAAAGAGTCTTTTTGTTCCACCCACAACAGTAAATCCAGTTTTGGTAGCAAGTCTACCAATTTCAAAAATTTTATTCTTCTTATCTTTTGCTCTAAGAGTCATAAGTTGAACAAGTTCACTATCTTTATATAGACCAAGTGCATATGTACAGGGAACATAACCTTGAAGATGATTATCTTTAAGGAAAGATTTTTGTTCTTTTATACTTACTTCTTTAATTTCAAGTTTCCTAGCAAAGAGTTTCTTCTTCTCTATAATTACATTTTTTATAAAATTCTTTATATTCTCTTTATCTTTAACAATTTCCCATTCCCAGATAGAAATGAGTCTAATACCTTTACTTTTACAGAGATTATACTTACGAATATGATAATTCTTATCTTTAAATTTTTCAGAATGCCAATATGATCCATTTATTTCTATACCAAGATTAAACTCTGGAAGAAAGATATCCAGTTCCATAGGTGGAATTTTATCTCTTACTGAGGTAATAATTTCCCCAGAGTAAAAAGATTTTATAAAATTTACAAAGTCTTCTTCAAGTTTAGAAGTTCCAAGAAAATGTCTGGCTTTAAGAAGTCCACAAGTATGACATCCATGTCCTCTTAAATGATCTCTTGGACTTTGTAAAAATGATCCATGCTCTTCGCATTTTATTTCTACTGGGGTACTGTTATTTACATAATCTACAAGAGAGTAATCGTAAATATCTCCATGTAAAATTTTTGATTTTTCTATAAAGTCCTCTGTACTAGATGAACAATTTTCTTGTATATGATTTAAAGTGGATATCATGCCACATTCTTTACAACCTTTACCACTCAAATGATTAGTTGGTATTTGGAAGAATGAACCATGCAAAGGACAAATAATTTCTATTTTAGTCTTGTAATTTTCTATTTTACTTTTTGAGTAATCATACCTATCTCCATGTACAAGTTTGGCTTTTTCAAGAAATTTTTCAAGGGTAATTGATCTATTTCTACCATTTTCTATATGTCCACATTCCTTACAACCCTTACCACTTAAATGATTGTATGGTATTTGAGTAAATTTTCCATGCAGAGGGCATATAATTTCTACTTTGGTTTTAGCATTTACATAATCTACAAGAGAATAATCATATTTTTCTCCATGAATTTCTTTTGCTTTCTTTATAAAAATATCAGTTGTAAAATTTAAACCCATATAAATTTTATCCTACCAAAGTAAAAGAGTTTTTGAAAAGATATATATGAGAATAAAATATTAATATTTAAATATCATAATATTATGAGTAATTCATCATACCATTTCAGTGGAAGTAAAACTAGTGTATCCCTACACGAGCCACTGTTTCTTACTAAATTTATAGTTACCTTTATATTACCTCAGGCATTACAATCAAGATATGGTACACAAGTACTAACTGAGCAATGTACAAAGATTACAGGTTTAAACCTTGATAAAATGCCAGAAGTGGTAGAACAAGTTAATAGAGGTGTAAGTAGAGAATTTATAGGTACAATAGCTGATACAAAAGTACATCCCAAACTAACTTTTTCGGTAAATGTTAGCCCTGATGGGACTCCATACCCACTTAATATTCTTAGAGACTGGGCAGGTCTTTGTTATTCTTATAATACAGGTTCTCAAACTCTTAAAAGAGATTATTCTGGACAATGTATTATCGAAATCCATGCAAAAGATGGTACACTTATTAGAGCAATTAAATTCCCTATCTTCTTCCCAATGACTCCACCGAATGAAATTGATTTGGATTCAACGCAGGATGCCATTTACGAATTAGAGATGGAATTTGTTGCTGAAAACGGTCAAGATCTCCTAACTAATACACAAAGTAAGTAGGTTTTTTCATTTGCAGATGTTATTTTTATAAACACTTTTTGAGGAAGATCCCACCTTTTGGATCTTCCTCAAATTTTTTATACAACTCAGCAATCCCACAAAAGGATCGCTGAGAAGTTTTAATAACAATAAAAAATCAATCAAAAAAGTAACAACAGTTATTAAAAATTTTATTTCTTTACAAAATATAAAATTTCTCTTACTTTCTTCATTCTTTTCATTTCCTCTTCTGTTTTGTCACTTAGGTAACCAGATGCACCTGTTGGATATATGACAAAATATGTGTTTCTTTCCATAAATTTTCTCTTTTTGAAGTAATATTCATTTGGAAGTGTGCAAGTTTCTCCCACTGGGAATTATTTGTGAAATGGAAATGGGATATTTATAAGGAGACAAATCATGTAGTGACTATCCAAATGAATATTTTAATCTTTTATTTTCTGTACTCTGTACTCTATCTTTCTATTTTTAAGTTCTATTTTAAAACTTAGATTATTTTCAGAAAGTTTAAAAACTCTAACATGTTTAACTTGAAGCACTATGTTGTCTGTATCATAAATCTTTACAAACATTAGTTTTTTAAGACTTAGCCATCTCTTTGCAAGTTCCAAAGTAGGTTCTATTCTATCAAGTTCCCACTTCCCAGAGTTATATCTCTTCTCTATTCTGTAATGCATAAAGACAAAAGGTTTTATTTAAAAAATTTTCTATCTTTATGTTTAAGTTCAATGAGTGTTCTTACTTTATAGGTTTTGCCATCATTTGTATAAAATGTATCCTGTACAACACCTCCACCTGTAACTGCTGTCTTCTTTGCTTTACATTTAAGTTCAGTTTCTGATTTACAAATAATAGGAGCAGAAAGAATAACTACATCATTTTCAAGTTCTATAAGATGGGTAGGATTTTCAAGGATAAGATCTGGATTTTTATCTTTGTAAAGAAGTTTACCATTTTCTGTAATCGTGTAGGTAGATTTATTTTTCATAAAAAATTAGTATTTTACTCTGGAAATTTATATCTATCTATATTACAGGACTTTGATGTCTGGCATCTACCTTTTTAGTATTTCTTATTTCTTTTATTACCTCTTTTCTAACTTCCAAGTGCACAGGTTTTGCTTTGCATGATGAAAGAAAGAAGAGAATAAGAAGTAGGAAGATAAGATAAACTCTTCTAAAATATAACGCTTTCATAATTTTTATGTTTTTTAAAAGATTCTGTAAGTTCTGCACCAAAAAATTCATTTACTCTTGAAAGTACAGGATTGCAAAAATGCAAGAAATCTTCCATATTCTTCTTTTCTATTTTATATTTTATATATAACAGTAAGAAAATAGAAGCAATCTCTTCAATACTCTCTTTTCTAAAACTTTCAGATTTTTTGCCTGATATTTCCTTGTACTTTCTTGTAAGTACACAGATATCTTTGGATCTTGTATTTGTAAAAGTGTTTCCCTGTAAAAGAGAAAGCCCTCTCTGGAGTTCTCTTATTATAGTTTTAAGTTCTCTTCTACCTGCTTCCCAGGTTTTGTAACTGTTTGAGTATAAGAATCCTATACCTTTTTCACTTTTACCTCTGTATTTTCTTGCATATGCAGATGAAATAGAACTTTGTTTAAGAATTTGTTTAAGAATTCGGATAGAATAACTTTGTATTACTATATCCTGTGCTGTTTTAACTGTCATAACTTAACTATTTTATTTTTAAATTTTATACCTCCCAGATGCCCATCGTTTCAAGGTTTTAAACATATCAAATGTTTAAGTTTTATAAATAGAAATAATCAAATGAATCCTGAGAGAAATAAGGAAGAAGTTTTCTAAAGTCCCACTTACCTCCCTGTTTTATTACTATCTCATTTATATCTTTACAACCACTAAGTTCTGGATGGTCACTTAGGAATTTTCTCCAAAGAAAAACTCTTAGATTTTCATTCATAAGTTGAATGGATAACTTATTTCCAGCACTGTCAAATGTAGTATTATCTGGAATATAGAGTCCAGTAGGAAGTTTAATTATATTTCCTGTACCTTGTGAAGCCATTCCATTTGGAAAATGAGTACTACAAATAGCACTTTCTGTAATGAAGACATCCTGGTAAGGATCTATATTTAAAATATTATAAAACTTACTTGCATAGTTAAGTCTTTCAAGAATATCATCTGGAATATCTTTGTGGTAAAATTTCTCATTTAGCATTCCATATGAAAAACTTCTCCATCTAATTCCATTGTAAGGTTCCCTGTATCTTACTTGGAAAGAAAGTACTCTCTTCTCTGATCTCTGTAAATTTAGAACATAAAGATTATGGAATCTATCAGTTGCAAAATTTTCAAGAGGGAGGGATAGAATATATCTGGATTTTAAATATTTTAAGACTTCTATATCATGATCAACTGGGTAAATCCCAGAAGTAAGTTTGAAAAATTCAGAAAGTGTAGGTAAGTATTTCTCTATATCATAAAGTGGTGCACCTGATGATGAAGAATAAGTTGTAGAAGTTAGAAGTGATGAATCTACCTTTCTCAGGAACGCAAGATTTATATCTTTTTCAAGTGAGAAATCTTTAACAAAAGAGTAAAGATTCTTTATTGTGTTACAATTAAAACATTTGAAGAAGATAAAAGATTTAAAATATAGCCAACCTCTCTTCTTTTTAGAATCTCTTTTAGAATCCATGCAATATGGACATGCAAAGTTCATATTCTTTCCTCTCTTTTGAATATCTTGCTTATCTTTATCCCCAGAAAAGATTTCTTTGAGTCTTTCACTTAGATTTCTTTCAAGATATTCATAAAGTTTCAAGTTATCTCCAGTAGAGAAATCCTCTATATCGTAGTTAAATTCCATTTTCTTTTTTAAAATTTTCTATTCTTTCAAGTGAAAGTGAGTGATAGGATTCAGATATTTCAGAACCTATCCATTTTCTTCCAGTAAGAATGGAAGCAATTGCAGTTGTTCCAGTACCCATAAATGGATCATATACTAGTTCTCCAGGTTTTGAAAATCTATCAATAAGTTTTATAGCAAGGTCGATAGGCATACCTGCAGAATGTGTACCTGTATATTGCTTGTTATTTTTAATATCTGTCCAAACATCATTAACTGTTCCTCTTTCAAAGTTAAAATTTGAGAATTTTCTACCAACAGGAGAAACCGAGTCAAACATAATAATAAGTTCTGATCCTCTATTTAGAACTCCTACTCCAATAGCAGGCTGTGGATTTGGTTTGCTCCACACAATTATATCTTTTATATCTTCTGCAAACTCTCCAATTATTTTGAATAGACTATTTTTATTCCCTGTTGTAAT